ATAATCCTAGTAATCTAGCAAGTTTGATTAAAGGAATGAAAAATAAATCCATGACGCGTGAACAAAAAATTGCGTTAAGAAAACAGTATGAGGCTATGAACTAAACTGCGACAATCTGCACAATGGCGATAACTTCGCCATTGTGTTAATATAAATTATTAACAAGGAGAAAGTATGAAATTAGAAAACAATGACAATTTTGTAGTAACATGGAACGCAGAAAAATATAAGAATAGAATATTCAGAAAGGCATTATGGAATGAAAAATGTCGTGAGTGGATATCATCACAAGGTAATAGATTATTAACTTACTTTGATATTGACGCACAAGGATATCGAACTGCAAAAGATTACACAATAATTTTTGATCAAGAAGATAAGAGGGTACAATAATGGACAATGGAATATTAACTGCCACAGCTTTAATAGTTGTGGCAACTTTAATTTTTTTAACTTTAATTGGGGGGATTTTATGAGTGATTATGTTTGGTGTCATGGACCAACTTGCCATGAAAATAGAACGCAAGATAGAATAAGAGGAACTAATGGCTCTAAAGTTTTAAGAACTCGCAAGCTTAAATTACATCCAACATATAGAGGTATGTATTCTTATTTTTGTAGTAACCAATGTTACAATGAATTTGCAAATAAATATGTTGAACAAGTCATTGCCATTGCACCTAGACAACAACCATTGGAAACACCAATAGATGTAATCAAGGAAGAAAGAGAGGGTTGGAATGGTAATACCTATATTCAAACAAGGATAAGAGAAAGAGAGGTGTGACAATTTGTACAATGGTCCATGGTTCTGGAATCTGGTATCATGGACCAATAACAAAAGGAGAAAGTATGAACAAACCAAAACTAGTAGTTGACAATTCAGAGAAGACTCACAAGAGAGAGAATAGATTTACAGGTGAGTCTATTTGGTTAACTAAAGAAGAGGCTAAGAAACATGATGCTATTTTTTATTATGAATACTTAGCAACGCAGGAAGATATGAAGTTGGGTTGGGGTGGATCTAAACTATGGGACAAGGTTAGAGAAAACCTTAACTGGTTTAGACAGAATAATATTGATGCGTATTATGTCTTGTTAGATTAAGTCAAGATAATAATACAGGGTGCGACAATATGTCGCACCCACATTTACAGAACACATACCCTCCTATGTGGTTGTTAAATGCCTGCGACAAAATGTCGCAGGCATAGAGGTACCAAGCCAAATCCAAAATTTGAAATTTTTAAATAAACATATATACTGTCAAGCAAAAAGGGGTCCCGAGGGTGCGACATTTTGCCAAGTTTTGGATATTCAAAGCCGTAAAATACTTTTTGGGATTTAAAAACACATATGAAAAAATTTTTTAGAAAATTTTTTGGAATGCATTTATGGATATAGATAAGTTAAAAAAGTTTGATAAATTACCACCTGATGTAAAAAGACAATTAGCTATTTATATGTCTAAGTGGAAAGAAAAGAAAAAACAAACCACAATTAGAGATGACTTCATGGCTTTTGTTAAACATGTTTGGCCAGATTTTGTGGAAGGTGCTCATCATAAAAGAGTTGCTAAAAAATTTAATGATATAGCAAATGGAAAAATTAAACGTGTTATTATCAACATGGCACCTAGACATACTAAGTCTGAGTTTGCATCTTACTTATTACCTGCATGGATGGTTGGTAGAAATCCTAAATTAAAAATTATTCAATCTACTAACACTACAGAATTATCTGTAAGGTTCGGACGTAAAGCAAAACAACTTATGGATTCACCTGAGTACAAAGAAGTATTTCAAACAAGACTAAAAGAAGATTCCCAAGCTGCAGGTAAATGGGAAACACAACAAGGTGGAGAATATTATGCTGCTGGTGTTGGATCTGCAATTACTGGACGGGGTGCCGATTTATTAATTATTGACGACCCACACACTGAACAAGATGCAATGAATGCACAAGCATTAGATAGAACTTATGAATGGTATACATCAGGTCCACGTCAACGTCTTCAGCCTGGTGGAACGATTGTTATCGTTATGACTCGTTGGAACGAAAAAGATTTAACAGGAAGATTAATTCATGCACAAAAAGAACCTAAAGCTGATCAATGGGAAGTAATTCAGTTTCCTGCAATCATGCCTTCAGGAAAACCCCTGTGGCCTGAATACTGGAACATAAAAGATTTACAAGCAGTCAAAGCCTCGATCCCTGGTTCAAAGTGGAATGCACAATATATGCAAAACCCAACTTCTGAAGAAGGAGCTCTTTTGAAAAGAGAATGGTGGCAAAAATGGGAAGGGGATCTTCCTCCATTGGAACACGTCATTCAATCTTATGATACTGCATTTATGAAAAAACAAACCGCTGACTTTTCTGCAATTACTACCTGGGGCGTGTTTCATCCTAGTGAAGACTCTGGTGCCTGTCTCCTGTTGCTTGATGCAATTAAAGGTCGATATGAGTTTCCAGAATTAAGAAGAGTGGCTCTAGATCAATATGGTTATTGGCAACCTGAAACAGTTATTATTGAATCTAAAGCTTCAGGATTGCCTTTGACTTATGAACTAAGAAAAATGGGTATTCCAGTTTTAAACTTTACACCAAGTAAAGGAAATGATAAACATACTAGAGTTAACAGTGTTTCTCCTCTGTTTGAATCAGGGAGAATATGGGCGCCCACGGAAATGGAGTTTGCACAAGACGTTATTGAAGAATGTGCTGCGTTTCCTTTTGGAGATCATGATGACTTGGTGGATAGTACCACTCAAGCAATTATGCGTTTTAGACAAGGAGGTTTAATAGGACATCCTGAAGATTATCAAGATGAACCTTTACAGAGACCTCAAAAGGTGTATTATTAAATGATGAGAGAAAATTACGCAATTGGTTCAGATGATGACATGCCACCTGAAATAGAGGACATGCCTACTGATGAATATTTAGAGTTATTAAAACAACTAGGTGCACCTGTTGAGAATCAGGCATCAGGCATCAGGAGTCTTGAGAAAAAAACAGCATCAATGGATGCTAATGAAAAAGAATTCATGAGACTCGTAGATGAGTTTATGGAAGATGGTTTTAGTCTACAAGAAGCAATTGAAGAAGCTAAAAGAGAATTAGAAGAAAAATCTGTAAGAAGAAAAGCTCCATCAAAAAAAATGGCTTTTGGCCCTGGTTATGGTGATGACACGTCTTACCAAGATTACATGGACGATCTTGAAGATGGAATAATTTCTCCAGATACAACATTTAATGAATGGCTGCAAAACAATGCACCAGATCCAGATATGGATTTAGTTAGAAAAAGAAAAGCTCCATCTATTAAATTAGCAGAATATGAACCAGGTAATTATGATCCATTGATCGTTGATGAGTATGAAAAATATAAATATGATGCTGAAGAACAAGGTCAACCTGTTATGTCAATTGATGAGTTTTTAAGAATGGCAAGAAGTCAAGCCATGGGTGGCGGCATCATGAGAACTAAATTTGCTAATGCAGGCTCTGCAGAAATCTATGAACCTGAAAGATTAGAACGACAAGCAGAAATTAGAGAAGAAAAAGCAACAGATATTCCAAGCAGACGAAAAGCAAAAGATTTAGATTTAGATATAATGAAAATCAAAGAGCTAATTAAAAAAGCAAAAGAAGAAGAACAAAAAAGAGCTAAGGGCGGTATTGCAGGAGTACTGTAATGCCTGATCAAGTCCCACCTAAAAAACCAAAAAACTATTCTAAAATTTTAGACATGTTAAATACACCAGACATGGCTAAAGCATTAACGCCAAAAACATATATTAATTTAGTAGGTGAATATTCTAAGAAAGCTTTAGACAACGGAGAAATCTCTAAAGAAAAATATATGAGTATTGTTCGACCTTTATTTGGTGATGTAGGAATTATGGCTTCTAAAAAGATTGAGGCTTATCAAAAAGATTTAGAGCGATATGCAACAGGAGGCAGAGTTAATTTTAAAGACGGTTCTAACTATTGGTCAATGGTCACACGTAAATTTATTGAAGCAGGAGGAGAGAAAAAAACTGGAATGAACATTAATCAATTTGCAGCAGAATACTTTCCTAAAATGAATAATGACTAAACGATTAACTAAGACAGTTCCACCTAAATCGGGGCCAACCAGTCAGGGCTTGAATATTAATTATAATACTGTTAAAAGTATCAAACTTACGGAGAAAATAAATGGCAGACGACAATATGGACAAGGCTCTACCAAACGAGCCTAGAAAAGAAATTACACTTCCTGGTCAAGAAGAAATTCAAGAAACTTTAGTAGAAGAAGTTCAAGAAGAATTACAAAAACCTGGAGATGTAGAAACAACCGAATTAGAAGATGGATCAGTTGAAATCAACTTTGATCCTAGTGCCGTTTCTCCTGAAGGTGGAGATGACCACTACGCTAACTTAGCAGAATTTTTACCTGAAAATGTTTTAGCTTTATTGGGTTCAGACTTGAACCAAAAATACATGGACTATTCTTCCTCAAGAAAAGATTGGGAGAAAACATATACTCAAGGTTTAGATTTATTAGGTTTTAAATACGATCAAAGAACAGAACCGTTTCAAGGAGCTTCAGGCGCAACGCATCCAGTTTTAGCAGAAGCAGTCACACAATTTCAAGCTTTAGCCTATAAAGAATTACTTCCAGCGGATGGTCCTGTTAGAACTCAAATTCTTGGAATTCAAACTCCAGAAAAAGTTCAACAAGCTAGTCGTGTAAAAGATTTTATGAATTATCAAATTATGGATCAGATGAAAGAATATGAACCAGAATTTGATTCTATGTTATTTCACTTACCACTCGCAGGTTCTACTTTTAAAAAAGTATACTACGATGAAGTGGAAGGACGAGCGGTATCAAAGTTCGTTCCTGCAGATGATTTAATTGTTCCGTATACAGCTACCTCATTAGATGATGCGGAAGCAATTATTCATCGTGTAAAAATTTCTGAAAACGAATTAAGAAAACAACAAGTCGCAGGTTTTTATAGAGACATTGAATTAGCTAAACCTGAAAACAAAGAAAGCGACGTTGAGAAAAAAGAACGAGAGTTAGAAGGTATTTCTAAATCAAGAAATGAAGATGTATATACTTTATTAGAATGTCATGTGAATTTAGATCTTGAAGGTTTTGAAGATGCAAATTCAGAGACTGGTGAGCCGTCAGGAATTAAACTTCCATATATTGTAACCCTAGAAGATGGATCACGTGAGATTCTTTCCATTAGAAGAAATTATGAAATAGGAGATCCAAAGAAAAATAAAATACAATACTTTGTACATTTCAAATTCTTACCTGGTTTAGGTTTCTATGGTTTTGGTTTAATTCATATGATTGGTGGTTTATCAAGAACTGCTACATCTGCATTAAGACAATTACTCGATGCTGGAACCTTATCTAATTTACCTGCTGGATTTAAAATGCGTGGTATTAGAATTAGAGATGATGCACAGTCTATTCAACCTGGAGAGTTCAGAGATGTAGATGCTCCTGGTGGTAATTTAAGAGATTCATTTATGATGCTTCCGTTTAAAGAACCGAGTCAAACATTACTTTCATTAATGGGAGTAGTAGTTTCAGCAGGTCAAAGATTTGCATCAATTGCAGATTTACAAGTTGGTGATGGCAATCAACAAGCTGCAGTTGGAACAACAGTTGCATTATTAGAACGTGGTTCAAGAACCATGTCGGCAATTCACAAAAGAATTTACTCAGCTCTTAAGAATGAATTCAAACTTATGGCTAGAGTATTCAAGTTATATCTACCACAGGAATATCCATATGATGTCGTTGGGGGTCAAAGAGTGATTAAACAATCAGACTTTGATGATCGCGTAGATATATTGCCAGTTGCTGACCCTAACATTTTCTCACAGACACAGCGTATTTCACTTGCGCAAACGGAACTCCAACTGGCAACCTCAAATCCACAAATGCACAACATGTATCAAACATACAGAAATATGTATGAAGCATTGGGTGTAAAAAATATTGATGCTATTTTAATTAAACCAATGCCGCCTACACCAAAAGATCCAGCGTTAGAACATATTGATGCTCTAGGTGGTCGACCTTTCCAAGCATTTCCTGGACAAGATCATAGAGCTCACATGACCGCGCATTTAAATTTCATGGCAACGAATATGGCTAGAAATAATCCAATGGTAATGGCTTCATTAGAAAAAAATATTTTTGAACACATTAGTTTAATGGCTCAAGAACAAGTTGAATTAGAATTTAGAGATGAGTTAATTCAATTACAGCAGTTAACACAAATGGCTCAACAAAATCCTCAGCTGCAACAACAAGTTATGATGTTACAACAGAAGATTGAATCTAGAAAAGCTGTTCTAATTGCTGAGATGATGGAAGAATTTATGAATGAAGAGAAAAAATTAACTTCACAATTTGACAATGATCCGATTGCTAAGTTAAGAGCAAGAGAATTAGACCTTCGAGCACAAGAAAATGCTAGAAAAGAACGTGAAGGTAAGGAGAGAATGGATCTTGATAAGATGAAAGCTATGATGAACCAAGCAAATCAAGATGAAAAACTTGAACAGAACGAAGAATTGGCAAAATTAAGAGCTGATACTTCAATTGAAAAGACTGTTTTAAGTAAAACTCTTCCAAATGCAAATCAAATGATGCCAAATATATCAATTATGAGAAGTGGAAACGACTAACATGAGAAAAAAAATGACAAAACCAGAAAAAAAGATTAAAAAGGTAATGCGGGAATTCAAAAGAGGTGAATTACCGATAGGTAAGTCTAAGAAAAAAGTAAAATCGCGTAAACAAGCGATTGCAATTGCTTTATCTGAGGCTGGAAAATCAAAACCAAGGAGATAAAATGGAAAAACTAGATAAAATCCAAGATGTAAAAGTTGGTGAGCAACAAACTGAAGTTGATCCAAGATCAAAAACTTCTGCAGACAAAGCTTACAACTTAATTGGCACTGGTGG